GGTCCGCCTAGGAGATCTCTAACATTCTACCTTGTGCGATAATATGCCTACCAGATATCGATCCGAGCCCAGAAATGTATTACTCAAAGAAGTGGCTAATACTAGTTGGAAATACGAGGACAATTCCCCGTTCAACTATGAGGTTATCTCTGAGTCCCCCGTTCCCGGGGGCAACCACTGTGTCCACTTTAAGTGGGGACAGTCTAGTGGAGTCTACTTCACTGGAAACGAATACGTCGGGGCTTACCGTGCTATTACGGGTTACCCTCACTACGATAGTGATGTTGATGGCCTTTTTAGCGCTTTCGATACTGTTAAGTTCAGGACTAATGAGCTGAATTGGGCGAAGTTACCCTCTTCGTCTGATTTTAGTGCGCTGCAGTTCCTCGCGGAAATTGACGACACAATTGCCAGTTTCTCGATGTCCTTTCTTAAGCAGCTAATTCCCTTCCAAAAGGGAGGGAACAGTGCTCTTGCCTGGGAGTTTGGGGTTAAGCCACTTGTGGCTGACATCCTCGCGTTGTCGGAGACGACAGCGAAGCTCTCAGCAATTAGCAACCTTGAACTTGTGCCATATGAAGACGAGTATGAAATCCCCCCTCGGCCTGAAAAGGCTTGGGGTTGGGTGGTTGACTCACCTTTAAAGGTGCGTCACACTGGGTTTATCGACCTCAGTGCTTACCGCTTTGATATGATGCTCGACTCGATTGGTTTTCGTCCGTCACTTGCCGAAGCTTGGGCCGTAACACCGCTCTCGTTTATGGTAGATTACTTGCTTCCCATCGGGGACTTTCTTGATTCCTTCCACAACGGTGGCTGGATCCGAACTGTTCCTTTTAATGGTTGGCAGACATTCAAATTCGACGGAAAAGCTATTTACCACCCTGCGGTGGTAGGTACGCCTTGCCTTGAACCGATTTATCCATTCAAGTACTACTTTCGACGAAAGACCTATGACGTTTTGGAAATCAAAACGCGTCCAGGTGCGGAGTTCGAAAGACCCTCCATCCGACAAGCGCTTACCTCACTCTTAGTGGGCAAAGCAATCCTCGGTAAATAGTTAGAGTGGTGGGCTATCCCTGTCAACTTGTCATCTTACCCTTGAACCATTATGGCCTTTACTCAAGTCACACACGGTGCGATCTCTTTCGTGCCTCGTTCTGAAGGTATCTATGTGAAGTCTACTTTAGATTTTGCAGACCCACGGGACGACATTAAGCTGACTCCGAATACGTTGTCTCGCAAGAGCCAGCGTTATTCTGGTGGTGTTACCGGAACTTCCCAAAAGGAAGTTACGGCACCCTCAGGTGATATCTCCTTGGATACCCTCCGAGTGAATATTAGCTGGGACACTTCGAAGAATTTTTCGACAGCTGAGCTGCTGGCCGAGGTCCAAAAGACCATGGCCTTCTTCTCCGATGCAGCAAACGCGGGGTTCCTCGCTGAATTGATGCAAGGAAAGGTCTAGCACACACCTGAGCAAACGTCCTCGTTCTATCGAGGGATCGTGATGAAACGACAACGTGAGGGTTTATCCCTTGACGTATATCCGTTAATCAAGTGTTTGCTCAAAGATCTCGGTTTTTCTAGGCAGACTCGTCACGAAATCCTGTCACGTTTGGCCTGTGAAGGCCTTCCTGTGATAACCGTCCTGTTACCTCGCTTGATCAAGCACTTGTTGTCTTGTATCGAGCTTGGTTCTTGGCAGCACCCCTCCCTTATTTGGGAGTCTGGGGGCTGTCCCTCTATGAGGTTAAAGAATACAGTGTACGGCCCGGTCCCCCTGATCGGGTTCTCGGAGATTGTGTCAGTTTTATCGGATGACTCCGATGCCGCGTTAAACCTTTGGCGATTGCGCCAACTTTGCGAGTATTGCTATAAGCTTGCTCTCCCTTTTTCCGATGAACAGTTAGAAGTTGCCGGGAAGAAATTCTTGGCATGTGAAGCTGAAGTGGCGGGTTTACCCGTTTCTAAAGCGCTTGTAGCTCCATTGAGAAAGGTTCTCTTCGAGCTCTTCCCAGACGTTGGACGGTGGAAGCTTGAGGACATCCTCGGCGTTCGCGAGACGTCAGGTACCTTCTCAGGTAACCCTTATCCCAACTTACCGATTCAGGAAGCAAAAGACCGCCATGATGGACTTTATCCAACTGACCGAGTTCATTACTCGGGCTTTTACCGTAGTCGAAAACACGACATCACTCTTGGCTCCACTGCTGGAGCTTCAGACGATGTTGGTTGCTCTTCAACGGAGTCGGCGAAAGACCGACCGACCAGTACCCCTCCGGGTTATTGGAAGCGTCGTAGTGGTCACTCAGGACGGCAGTACTTTAGCGGGGGAATCCCTGCTAAAGCATGTGGTCGAATTCGAGTCCGACCAGTCAAATTGCATTTGCATGCAGCTGGTTCGGGTGAATTTTCTCGATCTTCTGAACTGCTATTCGTACCAAAAGATTCAAGGGGTCCCAGGACAATTGTCCGTGAGCCACTTGACTCCCTTAGGTTCCAAATGGGCCTACATTATCACCTGCGAGAGTATCTCGAAGGCTCAACGCAAGGTCGAATTCAGTTTACTGATCAACGCATTTTCCGGAGACTTGCAAGGTACGCTTCTGTAAACAAGAAGTACGCTACGCTTGATTTGAAAGAAGCGTCTGATCGAATCTCAAATAAGCTCATTAATCGCCTGTTCGAAGGAACGGCGATCGCGACGCACCTACGCCACTTCAGGACTAAAACTGTCCTGATTGATGGGCGCATGCACACCTTAAGCAAACTTGCAGGAATGGGATCAGGCTACACCTTTCCGGTGTTGGCACTACTCATTTACTTGGTCGTCATTGCGGAAATAGGGAGTCGATACAAGCACGACGTGTACGTCTACGGAGACGACTTGATCGTGCCGGCTTGGGCTTATGATAGGGTTATAACCCGTCTGAGTACCTTCGGACTTACAGTTAATCGTGGAAAGTCGTACAATAATTCGGCATTCCGTGAGAGCTGCGGTGGTGACTATTATAATGGTGTCGACGTTACGCCAACACGGTTGTCACTCGCATTCTGTGAGTTCACCTCATATGGTACGAAACTTAACTTCTCTAGTAGAGGCTACAACTCGCAGCTGGTACTTACCAAGCTCGAGCGTCATTGTAGTGAGCTCCCATGGGCTCTTAACCTTACGGCGCATCTTTATGGATGGATTGAAGACCATCTAGGTGTTAGCTTGCCAGAGAAGAATGTAGGGAGTCCTATTCTTGGTCGAATCAGTCTTATGACGGTGACAGAGGATGAACCTGTTGGTGCATATGTGCCGACAGCCGTTACAACCGAGTTATCCGATCCGCGATCATTGAATCGGGCTTTCGCCGCTTTCTGCAAACGGGATGAGGTCACCCCGTTGCAACTACTCTTAGGCGATTTACCCTCGAGTAAAATTGTGGACGTCAGCCACCGATACAAACTTGACCTCACTTGGACTGAATGTCCTGGTGTAGTAAGGCGGACTCCTCCTTAGGAGTATCGTTTATTCCGCGAGAAGCACGCGTAATAACTTTGGACTTAGGTATTGTTAACACAACAGTATCTTTTGCAAACACTGCAGGTGCTAACCCC